CCAATTCGCTCAAGTGCATCTGCATAAAATAAAGTCCAGTTTCCTTGGATTTCTGACTGTGAATTGTACAAAATATTTGCATTGGTGTTAGTACTTGCAGAAGATTGTTCAGAAGTTTGAACGGTTAACTGAGTATAGCTTTCTGTTGCGGTTATTGCTTGTGTTTCCGTAACCGCCATAAAATCACCTATAAACTATATAAACATAGAATGTTTTTGATGCTTGACCGCCCTTAACCGCAACATTTATTTTAGAACATATTGGAATTTTGTCGAATGCATCAGTTCCCGCTGTACTTCCATCAGTCTTAACTACTAACTGTCTTGGTAAATGTAAAGTGTCATTGCTATTGACATCATAAGAATCTATCTGATAAACTATAGGAGTTACAGTACTTACAACAGCAGTTGTGGAAGTTGTGATAGTTCCATCATCATAATAAATTCCTAGAAGTTCTCCAAACAAAGTATTATCAGAAGTTACAGAAGCATTACCGGAAGTATCAGTAGTTACCGTTATAAGTTCAAATCTTGGATGATAATTAATTTGAGACTGTGGAACATTTACAGAATTTGTATACAGACTCATTATATCATCTCTCTTTCATATTTTTTTATTCTAGTTAAAACTCTGTTATTTATCCGAGAGAATCCTAGAAGTTTAGCCACTATTGCAAGTTTTATAAGAGGTGTTTCTTTGACTTCTACCGGATATTTTCGATCTATTCTATAACCGTCGATATATATAAATCCGTCTATTTTTCCAGACAGTTCTTTCATTTTTCCGAAGTTTGGCATAAATACCATGATAGTATTATTAGATGCGCCATTATTAACTTTCTTAAGAAATTCAGGTGTCTTATTTTTTTTCCAAAGTTCTAAATAATCTGAAATTTCTTTAGAAGTTTTTGGGACTTTTTCAATAATAACTCTTTCAAGTTCGGGTTCTGGTTTCTTTCGTTTTGGCATTTTTAAAATAGAAGATTTTGGGGAAGATTCCCCAGCATCTTCTTTAATTTTTTTAGCCATTATCAATAACTCCGATTATATTCTCTTCATGTGAATAGTTATGGAACCGCCTGCAAGATTTGTCAGAGTTCCAGAATAATCTAACGCTAATCTGTCACCATCAGATAACTGTAAATCTGCAGTAGTAGCTGTTAAGTTTCCAGCCTGTACAGTGTTAGCAGTTCCTTTAAGATCTATGACAGCTTGAAGAGTATCATTACCGGCACTTGGGGTATCGGTTCCATTACAAATTCTGACAGTTACATTAACTGGAGATCCATCAGTTCCGGCAACACTATGTACTTCTTCAATATGAGTAATTTGCCAATTATCAGATGCAATGAAAACATTTTCATCAACAGAGTTCGCATTTATTGGCCAAACTATAACAATTTCTTGTGGAACTATAACACCGCCAACTGTTAAATGATCTGCAGTACCTACTGCAAAACCGTTTACGTCCTGGGTCCCAGAAAATACTCTTGGAAGATCCCAGTAAACAGCACTTGCATTAATTGTAAATAGTAGGAGGATTACTCCTACTATTGCAAATTTTTTCATTGTTTTATTTCCTCCTAATTATACTTAGGATATCACATTAGTAATTTCGTATATAAGAGGCGTGGTTGTGGTAGATCCCAGCATTGGAACGACCATTGCACCGCTACACATCTTGAAAAGAAGATGTTCAGCAGTTCCCGGTTCTCTCCAAGTTTCCGCTCGGTTGACTTCGGGAGGTCTCCATTCACCGTTAATAAGAACTCTCGGTCCAGTAGCACAAACTATCGCGGAAGTTCCTAAAGCATCTGCTGAAGTTCCGGCAATGTCAAGATATGCGTTTCCATCCTCGTCGAGAGTTGGACCCCACGGAACGAATGTAATTTTTCCGCTCCAAGACTGTTGCAGATAATCTTCCATCTTAGAAACGACGTTTCCGCCAACAATATCAAGTTCGTTGAGACCTCCAACCGCTTTAGCGGGATAAATACAAATGAAGTTGGTGTTAGCGAATCTGGCCGCACCGCCATAAGTAATTATGGCCTGAAAAGCTGCAGAAATATCTTTGTCAATGTTTCTGGAGCTTTCGTCAGTCCATACTCCAGTTGCCGGAGCAGTACAAGATGCGTGATGTCCAGCTTTTAGAGCAGTGATGATGTCATAATCTCGGACAAAATCAAACCAGTTTTGCGCATCCGCCGTTCCCTGAGCAAGAATGTTATCGACTGCAATTTTAGTTCTAGCAGAATCTCCGACAGTTACCGGATATTTTGACCAATGCATATCCGCGGTGACTTTAGTGAAATCTTTACGAATACTCTCCGGAACTCCCTCAAGAGTCGTCTTGTAGACACCGGGGTTTCTTCCATAGTAATATCTCTCAATTTTTTCGGATGCAAAATTAGTATCTATAGGGAAATATTTTGAAAGTGTGGGTGTATAATTGTAACTTTGATCAATAGCTTCTAGGGCGAGCTTCGCCCGTCTTCGCACATAGTTGGAAACTTGTGCTTCAGTCCATGCTCCAGTATTTGGCATTTTTTATTACCTCCTAATTATAATTTCACGGGAATATATCTAGTGTTACCGGGTAAAGAGTTCCGGCAGTTGAACTTGTAGTCTGTGCATTTCCATAATAGTGGCCGATAGCGGTCGCAGTGCTTGAAGAAGAATTTATAGATGCGTGACCGTTAGTACCAGCATATATAGTGCAGCCAGTAGTTAGGGCTTCTGATGCCGCTATAGCTACATTAACTTCGAGACCGGAACCAAGTAAGAAAAAGTTTACTTTGTCGCCCGCGGTCATAGTCTTCGCATCACCGTCAGCATCTTTCGTAGAATATGCGGCAATGCCAACAACGGTATCAGTAACATTTGTACATACGGCCATTTGATTGGATGACCATTTATATAAATATCCTTCATAAATTGCAATTGCAGTTACCGGAAGGGCGGTTCCAGCTTGCTGAAATCTATCTTGAACTAGTGCCATTTTTATTCATCTCCGATTATTTTACAACGTAAACATTCATGGTTTTCTTGAAATCTTCAATATCGTCAACGTCCGCATCTTCAGATTTTTCATTTTCATGCAGATCGCCGGTGAACTGATCTCCCTTTGCAATATTCTCAATTTTCTTGGGAGAAACTAACTTAATATATTTATCATTTAATTTAGCATTCTCTATAATAGAATTCGGATCGAGAACGTAAGCTTCTAGCAACTCTTTAAATTTCTCTTCGGAAACATCTTCAGGGAATCGTGCCCTGAAATCTGCAATTTTCTTAGCTTTTTCTACTTCTGCAATTTTCTCAGTAAGTTCTGCTATCTGAGTATCTTTTTCGGCGATAACTTCATCTTTTTCTGTGAGAAGTGCGGTTTTGTCAGTCTCGAAAGATTCTCTAAGAGTGTCTATCTGAGATTCGAACTCGGAAATTTTCTCATTAAGTTTTACAATCTGTGCATCTTTTTCTTTCAGTTCAACTTTTAGGTCGATGTTCTCCGAAAGAATTTTTTCATTTAGTTTAATAATTTCTTCTGTCATAATTTTACCTCCTGTGTCTTCTTTTAAAATTTCTATTGAAGAATTTAAATTGGGTCCGCAAAATGGTGGTTCACATGCGGCATCTTTACTTTCCAAAATACTTACATTGTCAATTATGTAATTTCTTTCTATTGTTCCGTCGATATCTGCATAATATGCTGCAGAAAGTCCGAGAGTTGGATCAGCTTTAATTAGTCTGTCTAATAATTTTTTTGGTGTTTTATCTACATCGAAAAGACCATATCCGAAAATGTCGCCGGTTTCTGGTCTCCAAATTGGGTCTATAACTTCTCCAATATTTTTTGTTTTATTCGTTGCGATTCCGCCGGGGGTATGTCCGAGGGAATCGTCATCTCTTATAGTAATTGGTCTATATGTAAATTTCCGTGCGGCCTCCTCTAATTCTTCTGGAACTTTATCAAGATTATTGAACTTTCCAGTTCTCATTAGAATCATCGGCACTTTTACAGTTTTTTTATTAAGTATTACATCGTGACTATTACATAAATGGCAGTTTGATGACGCCATTTAATCACCTCTTTAATATTTTTTTAGTGGGAATTCGTAGGGAAAAGTATTTATAGTATTACTGATACTATTAGTAGTATGCAATATAAGCAATGTTCACAGTGTAAAGAAATGAAACCCGTTAGCGAATTCTATATAAGAAATGGTATAATATCATCTAGTTGTAAATCGTGTGATATAAAACGTGTTACAGAGTGGAGATATAGAACCGGAAGAGTTAAACCAATGTCAGAAAATAAAGAATGCGCATCTTATTTAGGCGTTCACATTGCAGAAAAAGTTTTATCAAAAGTATTTAAAGATGTTCAATTAATGTCTCCGAATCATCCAGGTTATGATTTTATATGTAATAACGGATATAAAATCGACGTGAAAAGTTCAACTAGACATTTTGAATCGCATTCATCTGACGCGTGGAGATTCTATTTTAGGCATAATACGACGCCAGATTATTTTTTATTAATAGCATTCGATAACAGAGAAGATCTAAATCCAGAACATCTTTGGTTAATTCCAGAATCTGTTATTAATGGGAAATCGGCATTATCTATATTCGAAAGTAATTTAGAAAGAATGGAACAATACGAAAAACCAATAGATTCTGTTATAACATGCTGTAATAAATTAAAAACTACTTCTTAATTTTTTCTCCGGTGTTATAGTACTCAGTCCAGCATCCGCAATTTGGGCCAACTGCGTATTCAGTTCCGAACGAAAAAACTTCTCCAAGTTCTCGCTCTTCGGAATCCGCTTGTAAATGCTCTATTCTGGGATTCGCTGCTCCACTATGATGATGGATTTTTTTTATTCTCCATCCTTCATTTTTCATACTGCCTGCAGTTTCATATCTCCCAGCTTCGTATGCGTGTCTATATTCAGTTCTAAATATTGTAGTAAGTCTACTTTTAGATAGTGGATAACTATCTTTAGCTTCTCTTAAAAATGTATCTAATCCTTTCCCCCAGTTATCTCTCAACGTATTTTTCATACGTTCAACATCAGTTTTCGAAAGAGATTTTATGAGTTCAGTACCATGACTTTCAAAATATTTTAATGCACGATCATTCTCTAATTTTTTAATTTTATCCACAGATTTAATTATTTCTGGGTTCATTTTACCGCGAGTCATATCTCCATAAGTATATTTCTGAGCTTTATTATATGCTGCATAAGCCGAAGTTGCCCAAATAGCCGCCCATAATTTCCAGTTCTCTTTTTCCATCTCTTTTTCAAGTTTTCCCCAAAGTTTCTCGTCTTGAAGAACGGATTTTAATTCGTCATCTTCTATATTATCTTCTGGCATGAAATCACCGAGGGAAAGTTATATATAGTTTGGAGATGTACTTATGAGTATGATATGGTGCAAACAATGGGATTGTGAACTCGAATCGTGGCAAGACTGCGACGGATGTATGTTTTTGGCTCAAGACATTGTTCATGTCGCCGGATCATACGATGATTGTTGTTTGATTAGATTTTGTGATACATATAAGATGGGAAATATTCGGCCCATAGAAACGTATGAGCAGGGTCGAGACGAATGGCGGGAATAGCGAAAACTATAAATACTTTCGTGTTATTGGTAGTGACGGAGGGATTCAATGGACGACTACAAGAAAACGCTGGAAATTAAGCTGGCTCTCCTTATGGAGCAAGGCTACCAGAATGTCTCCTATGATATTCTTTATGACGACCCGGATTTGCTGAACATTGTTGAAGATCCGCAGGAGAGGAATGCATATAACCAACTATGCGAAGCAATTATGCGAAAGCTATATATAGAAGCTGAGATAGAGTACTGGAGGGAGAGACTATGACGGAAAGATTTCATCTGACGGAATTCCGAGATATCGGCGGGAAACAGTATTATATTTCGACTACTGACATTCTTGGAGATTACTACGAAACTATGATTTTCCCTGCGAAAGACAAAGAAGTTACCGATTGGGGAGAATTATATGGTGCTGGATATAATTTTCAATATGAGGCAGAAAATGCGCATACCGCAATCTGCGAACTGTCTGATGAAGATTTCTTGAAACTGTTGGAGTGAGAAACAATGAATCTGACTCTGGAAAGATGTTTAGGATGTATTGAGATAGCATCGATGCAAGATCGTAGCGCATTTCTCAGCGAACTATCTAGGAAACTTCTTCCATATTTTACGGATGAAGACCTGGAATTTCTGAACGCGAATGTGGCAGCGGAATTGCAATTCAGGAAGTGATTCTACTGAAATCTTTTTTTATTATTCCCGGAAAAGAATTATTTCCAGTATATGATCTCACTAGAAATAATCAGTTAATGGGATGCATGAACTCTGACAACTGTCTCCAATGGTGTGCGGGGTGCGGGGATAAATTAAATTGCCCGTATTATAATCGCCCGTATTATAAGGAGTGATTCTCATGAAACTTTTTAGAGATTTTTTGGAAGACTGTATTGGTAAGAATGTCGACTTCCGATACTCAAAATTCTGAAAAATGAGTAAATCTTTACAATTTCTAATTTTTGAGGTGATTTACTTATGCACACATTTAGAAGTGTTCTTCGTGCCGCCATCGGAAAATTAGTTTTTTAGACTTTGGCTGGGACTCAGAGAAGACTTAATCCTCCTCGATTTTTAATTTGAACAAACTTTTTTATATTTTCCAAAGAATTTATCGGAAACGCCACCATATCCCCGGCAATACCCACTCCGTAAACTTCTTCGGAGAGTTTTACAGCGATTCCAACGGGCCATCCCATTTCCGTATTTTTCCGGGAATTTATCTTTTTTGCTTTATCTTCTGCAATTAATTCAAGCATTTTTATAATATTCAATTGGAGACGATCTCCCCGCTTTCCAACATTATCAATATCTTGTAAAAGTTCTATTCTCATTTTTTCTTCCTCGTCATGTAAAATAGTCGCCAATTTTTCGAGTCTTAACTCTTTTCTATATCTTTTTCTACTAAATAATTTGAAATAAAAAAGTGGAGGGTCTCTATATTCTCTATATAGATTCTCGTTTTGGTATATAGATTATTCTCGTCGCGAATTCTCGGTAAGTTCTATCATAAAATCACCATTAAAAAATATTTGAGAAGATATCTACTTGGTTACGTCAGTAGTATCTCCACTATAAGAATTTATAGAAAGTTCCTCGAAGTCATGATGAACTGGTTTAGATCCCTTTGCCACGAGTTCAGCGGCATCAAGACCATCATTTACTGCCTGGCGGAGAGATCCCATATTTTTTAGGAAGATCTGCAAGTCGCCAACTCCATCTGGAGCATATAAGAATCCGCTTCCATTATCCGCTGACTGCGATCTTATCATCTGCATCTCATTTCTATCGAGTCTCTCCGCTACCATTTCAGAAAGTCCATCTAACATGTTTAAAATTTGTTTAACAGTAGTGTTTCTAACATCTTTTCTAAATTCAGCCATAATATTTTCCTCCTATTTCCATAATCTAAAATCTTTTCCAGTTTTCTCTCTCATTTCTTCAAGAGCTTTTTCCGGATCAATTTCATAACCAACTAATTTTTTTGTCATCTCCATATATTCTTCACGAGTGTACCATCTGGAATTTTCGCCATCGGTATACTGTTTTGGCTGGCCTGGAAGTTTCCGCCACCCGCTAGGAATTACAAAAATTTCAATTGGTACATGGCAAATATCACATAAGTAGCCATCCGTACGGGGATCTATTTCGTCACCGGTACATCCAAAAGATTTTACTTCGGATTCATTACAATCGCAACATTTTTCTTCGGTCATATTTCCACCTTGGAATTTATTTCGAAAGTTCCATTTACACGAATCGTTGACAGGTCCAACGGCTTATTTCCTTTACATCCATCATATTTAACAGATCTAATTTTTTCGATTGCATCTCCGGTAAAGTTTCCAGAAATTATTGAAGATCCGCCACTTATCGTTTCATCATTATTATCCATTTCGTTAGCACTTCGCAAAGTTCTTTCGAATTTAGACGTGAGAAATATTGCCGACGCATCATTAATATTTATAGAATGAGATAAATCTGCAATTTTGCCATTAACTCGGTAAACTCCGCCAATTCCATTTATAAGATGGAATCCGGAAAAGGAAGAATCTTGCGTAACTTGATTTCCAATTGCAAATTCTCCAGATTCCGCACGAATAACACTTTTAAAATTTTCGGATCGAATTTCAGAATTAACCGATCCAACTCCAACGAAATCTTGTGAAAGTTGGTAAGCGCCGGACGTACTAAAGCATAACACTAAAAATATAATTCCGAGTAAATATTTCATTTATTTCGCTTCCTTAATATATTTTCCAAGAATCTTCTCTATTTTTTCTAACTTCTGTTTCGATCTCAGAACATCTAACGGATTTTCTTTAATAAGTTTCGCCAGTTCTTCATCGGAAAGCTGCGATTCTTTTTCGTGATCTATTTCTTCATTTAAAACAATTGCAGAATTTTCAATAGGTTTCTCTTCGGGTTCTTTCTCCGGAAGTTCGTTTTCTTCAGAATTTCTACCAAATTTTTCTTGGAGTTCTTCCTCGGAAAGTTCAGGAAATTCTACGGTTTCCCTCACTTCATTCTCAGTGAAAACTCCAGATTCTACCATTGCTTTAGCAATCATCGCATCATTCAAAAGATTTTTAGGTTCCAATTCTTTCCAAACCGGTCTAACTTTCCATCCCTCTTTGCCATTCTCTTTCAGAATATTATTATAGAAATCTGCAAATTTTTCAAAGATGTCTTCACGCTGGCCCTCTGCTCGAAGTTTCAAGAAATCCAATCCGGAAACACTGGAACCAGATAGCGAACTCCCCTGGTTTTCCGTGAAATCTCGGCAAATCACATATTGAACTATCTTAAGTTCTTTAGCTTCTGCTTCGTCTCGAATTGCTTTAAGTGCATTATCCAATTTCAAGACTTCAACTTTAACAAAATCCGGCAACACTAAGATGGAACCACGGTTTTGATTTTTTGCAACTTCTTGGACTATCGCCATTCTGTCGCCAAAATTTACGAAAATTGGTTTCCCAGTTGCATCTCTATAAGTTTTTCCAGTTCCATCTGTCGACGGAGCTTCAACAGTAAAACATAAGACTGGCGCTCCTAATCGTCTTATGGTTTGCATTCGGGCAACTTCAATATCTGCCAACTGTTTCACAATATGGTTAATGTTGGCATACTTGGAATCTCCATCTGGAAACTCTGAAGTAGGAGATAGCACGTGCAAAATATTTTCTGCGGGAAGATCCACTTTAGAAGATTTTTGTTTCTGTGTGTACGTGAAACTTCCATCTGCTGGATTATATACAATTCCCTTTAAAAATTGTGCTTCCCTATAATTTTCTGGTTTAGTTTCTGGCAATTCACTAAAAGAATATGGAGGAAGTCTTTTAAATGATGTTGGCACGTTACTCCAGCCAGATTCTTCTAAAGACCCAATTCCGAAATTAAATATGGCACTTCCATAAATCCATTGATCTTTTGCAGCCGATTTTACATTTAATGACGGTTTAATTATTTTATTGATTATTTCTAACTCTTGGAAGATCTCGTCTTTTTCTTCCTCAGTTGGTTCTTCATCATAGGGCGGATCAACATCTACATAATCCAGCTGAAAAGCGAAATCAATCCATGCAGATAAAGCTCTATCAACAACATCATTTTTTGAGCCTTTTCTGAGATCATCAAGTTCAATGCTTGAGTAATCTGATTCGCTCGCTTCTAAAGAAAATTGAAGACCGGCAGTGGTTCCTGTCGATTTTGCGTTTGTATATATTTTATCTGATATTTTTTGTCTTATATTTTCTAGCATGGAATCACCAACCGAAAGATTTATATGTGATTAAGTTGTAAGTATATGTATGCCATATACAGAATTACAATTAGTCGGAGCAGTGCGAAGAATTATAAAAAACGATAAATTCGTTGACTCTGTTCCGTTACCGGTTTCTCTTCGAGAAGCTGTTATAAAAGCATTTTTATATTATAACGAATATTCCGTATATGATACCGATATGATCCGATCTGCATATATGGATTTAGAACATATAGGAAATTTTGTCTTTATGGATGAATGAAATTACTAACGTTAACTATTTATACCATGAAGTCTTTATGAAATTGGATCTATAGTTTGCAATTTATTATCAGAGATGGAAAATGATTAGTAATTATCCCATCCGATTCCTAACCCAGAACTTCCACCAATTTTTTGGTTAGTATGCTCGTAACCGATAAGAGATAAACATACTGCATCCGCTCTATCTGGAGATCTACCCAAACGTTTTTTCATGTCATCTTTTGACTCTATTTTTATTCTTCCCTGTGAATCAAATGAATAATTAATATTTGACAACTCTTCTATTAAATCTGGATCATTTGGTAATACAATTGGATTATCGGCATTCGGATTTAAACACTGTCTTAAATTATACCATAATTGACTTCTTAAATTATTAAATTCGTTTGGAAACCAACTTTTTCTAGCAACATTTATTCCAGTAATATTATATTTCTGTTCTAATAATCTATCTACCACTCCACCGCCTAAACCAATTTCGTCGATATAAACTTCTTTAGGAGTAAACTCTTCAATTGTATTTATAATGAATCCCGCAATAGCCATTGTAGAAAATTTATTGAATATTTTTAATGGTAATATTTCACTATCTTGACAAATTGATATCACAGAAGAATCTTCTCCATATCTGGCAATATCACATCCAAGAACAGTCATATTTATAACACCAATAATTATTTAAAGCTTTCGCTCGATTGCAGCATCTATCCAAGTTCTAGGAATTAAAATAGTAGATCCCTCTGGCGGGAAATTTCCAAGAACTCTGGAATGATATATTGCGCTATCTGGCCCCCAACGTAAAAATTTATCATAGCACCATTGTGGAGTAACTAGAAACGGATATGGAATTTTTGAAGTAAGTTTCGTTTCCCAGCCAGTTTCTAAAAAGTCAGATTGTGTTATTCCGAAAGTTGTTAAATTCGGAGTATCGAATGCAGAAATATTAAACGTTTTCCATCCATTCTCTTGGAAACTATCATAAAATGTTCCAGAAGTGTTTGTCGGATTTCCAATTAATAATAAATGACAATTTATAGAAGTTAACACACCTTCTATAGCTTCAAAAATTTCTTCATCTACTCCGGCAGCTTCATCGACAACAACTAATAAATCTTCTGCATGAAATCCTTGGAATCTGTCTGGGTCATCAGTTGATAAACCAATTGCAAACCAATCATCACTTAAATATAATTCTGGAGATTTTGGAAGTAACTTTCCGCCCAACTCTTCTATATATAAATTATTTCCTCTATTATATGCGCGTCTTAATTCTTTCCACGTTACCTTTGTAACTTGTCTTGCAGTTGGAGCGGTGGAAATCACAATAGAATCTTTATGCAAATATAAAAATGATAGCATAACATTTGCTGCTAATACAGTTTTCCCGATGCTATGACCCGAACGAACTGTAACGCGAGGATATTTAAATACTGCATTTATTATATCTTTTTGATAATCAAATAGCGAAGATCCAAGAATCCGTTCACAAAACCATATCGGCCCTTTCGCATGAAGTTTGGCGGCTATTTCGTTCATGTTCGCGCAACCTGGGAATTTAACGTATTAATTGATATGGTTGTGTTACTGTAGTAATACTTATTTAGTTGTTAGTAGAATCAGAGGGAAAACTATATATATGTCTCCCACCAAGTAGTATCTATGGCAAAGAACTATAAGATAATTGGAGAGAAAAACGGCCAGTATAAAGACGTCTGGGTAACTGGAGAAGATGACGTAGAGTACTGGAGAAATAACAAAGAAACCTTCGATAAAGTTCATATTGTGGTTGAAATAGGTGAATCTAAATTAATAACTCCTAAAAAATCACAATTTGAGAACTTTGAAGCGTTTCCTGGAGTTATAGTTAAAAATGGACGTTGGTAGGTGAGGAAAATGCCATATTTTCTTTTTGTGATGCGTCACAACGCTACTCCAGAAGATATAGAAATTTTGATGCAACAAGAAGGAATAGTTGGACATCGACTTAGACGAGATGGAACATTTGAAATAATTTTCCCCACACACGATACATGCGCCGTAAATACATTTTTACCGGATGATATGAAAGTATATTTTGTTCCAGAATCACAATATCCCGTAATGAATATAAAACTCTAATTTTTTTTCGTTCATTTTTATTCAACCATTAATATAATTGCACAAAACCAATATATAAACTTGACGCCACAACTCAACGACACACCAAATAATACTCATCAACAGAAAAGTATGCAAATTTCTAAAATCGATAGCTAGAGAAGTTGCTCAGAATCGCCAAATTTGGTCCTAAAATTTTCTCTGCTTATGATTCTTCACGTATTTTTATTCGAAACTCTTATAAAAAAGATATGAAATTTATTCAATTGATTAAATTAAATTGATTTTTATTATTTCAGAAACTGGTATATAAACGTTTCGTTATTTTATATTATTGCCATCATGATTTTCTTCACGCGAATCTAACGCAAATCCTCGCGAATCCCTCTGCAAGAATATACTTTTCTGTTCTCTAGTAATACCGTAGTAACACGAATAATCTAAATAGTGTAATCCGAGGGAAAACTATATATATGTCTCCCGCTAAGTATAGCATAGTGAAAAACTGAGGTGACCTAAGATGACAATAAGAACAATTTGCGAAAAATGTGGGAAAGTAGTACGGTACACGGACGACAGCCAACAGGAATATGAAGCTATGACAAACCCAAATCAGTTCTGCGTTTGTTGGATGGAGGAAGACCGATGAAAGTATACCAGCTTATGAACGCTCTAGCTGACTACCAGCTAGACGATGACGTTTTTTTTGATGTACGTCGAAACTATGAAGACCGACCAGATGATTTCTTGGACGTGTCTGATGTGGAATATGACGCAGGGAGAGAAGCCGTCATTATTACAGTGGAGGATTGAAAATGGAATCATTTCTTATGTTTGATAAACTTAGATGTTATCCGTGTTATCATAACGGAAATTATTTAATTGGATGTATAGAAGACGATGGGAGATTTATATTTTGCAAAGACTGTTTCGATAAAATATTTTGCCCCAAATATAAAAAAGACTAATCATCATTAATCAAATCAACTAAACTCTTTTTATTATTTTCGTCTAATTGTAATCCGATTTCTGCTTTTTTATTCTGCGTTTCATATAATAACTTTTGGGTATCTATAACAGCTTTATTATAAACTTCTTCTAATCTCGCAAAAGTATAATAATCTTTTGGATTAGTAACACCGCCCTCAAGTTGATCAAATGCTTCATTCACTTTAGATCTATATTTAGAAAGAATTATTTGAGCTTCTGCTAGTTCGGAAATTATCGAATTCTCCAAAACTTCAATTTGTCTTCTACGAAGATCTTCGATTGCAGCATCGTTTAGCTCTTTCAAATCTTGACGATATCCACGAATTACCTGAGATACTTCGTTATGAGAAACTGAAAAATTAAAAACGTCTTCTAACTCTTCTTTTAATTGGTAACATGATTTGCGACAATTTAATCTTAAATATTTTGCCATGTCGTCTGTTAACCAATCATGTACCATTTTTAATCACCCATTTTTATTTTTTTATTATAATTAATATAATAATTATTTTAAAAGTTTTATTATATTTCTATTATCCATTTTTTATACATATGTCTAATATCTTTGGCGAGCATATTTCAGATAAGATACAAATTACCGAAGACGTGTCGAATATTTTCATCTTAGTGCTCCTTCAATACATCGAGAAAATCTTCAATACACATTCCAGAAAGAGAAGCTGCCTTCGCCAAACTTATTTTACCCTTTCTATATAGAGATATTATAGAAGGCATTCTTTTCTTAACCACTTCAGGGAGAATCAAAGACTCTCCAGTAAAGTAATGAAATGAAAAATAAATAAAAGCTAACAGCTCATCCTTGGTGAGATCATTCAACAGATCTTTAAAATTAGATATAGCATCTTTGTATTCTGGAAGGGTCGATCCTTCAAGGATTTTTGCAATTTCTTTGCCTTTGTTGTTAAGCTTATAACCACCGCAGGACCTATTTTTATCCACTAGAGTATATGATATTAAATTATTAAGGCTTACTTCGGCGGATTCACTGTATGGCCCTAACCAACCTGGCATAAAATCGGCCTGATCTTTGATCTCCAATATATAATTGGATATTAAAAATATTTCTGTCTGGTAAAAAAGTTCACCACGGATCGGGGCATCATTATTAGCATGAAGCAAAAGCAAAGCTATCTTATCCAAATCATTTAAACCATCAATTAAATCTTGTAGATCCAATTCCAACTCAATCAGCACCTCTTACTTTGGCATCAGTAATAAATGTTGTGCTTTCTACACTTTTGTGTTGCCGCTACTATACTATCAATAAATCCTATCTGTTCTGGTGAAAGATAATCCGACTCATAAAAAGCGCTACTTATACTAGCCTTTTTTGCTGCGGCCTTCGATTCCATTTCATATGCGAATTCTCTTCTAAACCGCTCCGCTTCTTCTAATGTTGGAGCGCGACCACTGCAAATGTATTTTTTTACTTTTAATTTCCTTCCATGTGCTATAACATCCTTCGCAAGAAAATACCTTGGCTTTCCTCTTTTCGGGTAGCTTATTTCAACCCTATACGGTCTTCTCGGCACAGTTGTTTAGTGTAGGGGACGACCTTTATTTAGTTTTCGACTGAATGCCATCCCCTACATAATATCGTCTTGTGCAATCCATAGGCGGATAGCTTCTTCGAGAGCGGTTTTGATGTTTCCTTTTTTCATTCCCAACCTCCGAGCGACTTCGTTTCTGAAAGCCACGTCCAACTCTTCATCTAGCTCTACTACAATTCGTCCCATGATAGATCATTGGCAAATATGTACATATAAACTTATGTACACAAGCGTTACCTATTTATGGTAATATGTACATATGTACATAACATGCCTTGGGACGAATCCACTCTTGTGATATTTCATATAGATTTCTTTTTTTAATCACATAATTATCATATAGCCAATTATAAGAATTGTACATACAATCAACGTGATTTCTTTCTCAACTTCCTAATATTTTTCCAATCGTCCAACGTTAGACCGTAATCATCGACATCATCTATTTCTTCATTTTTATATTTCTTTTTTATTACTTGCATATTATAAATGTCGATCTCGCCAATAATTAACCCGCACTTCTCACATTGAACTTCATAATTATTATTATAATAAAGATGTGATCCACATTCTTCACATTTCGCTGGTTTACTTCTCACGTATTCAAATCCGGTATACTCATCTGTATACTCGACGTATTCAGAATCCAATCGAGTATTAACTTTTGTGGAATGTCCGAATGCGCCACGTCCCATCATTCTGACTTCTTTTGGAAGTCTACCGTTTTTATATTTATCTTTCTTGTATTTAAACCATCTATCGCCTTTAATTTCAAACATATTATCTTATCGCCTTATTAGTTTCGGCTTATGATACTATTATCTACGTATTTTGTTTAATATATCTTTATCTTCAGATGTAAACCCATATTTATCTATATTTATAAATTCTGAAACTATATTTAGTTTAGCACTAATTTTCTTCTGATTTCTAAATTGATAATGTATTAGTCCGCACTTTTCACATTCTGCAAGCCCATTTCTATTATATCTGACTATAGATTTACATTCATCACATAATAATGTCGTTCCATATAGATCAACTTCTACAGATTTTCCTACTATTCCTTCATACCCAAAAGCTGTTCGTCCCATCATATATACTTCTTTTGGAAGATGACCACGTTTTTGTATACGTCCATTTTTTCGCCATATCGTTTTTTCCATATCTATTATAAATGTCATATATTTACACCACATATAATAATCGTTTACCATCTTTATATTCAGATATTATTGTATTATTATCTTCCAATGAATTTACAATATTTTGAACTTTTCCAATTGTTATAAATTCTCCAGTATCTCGTTCTAATATTTTCATTATTTTATACATAGTTATTCCAGGACAATCTTTTATCATAGTTTTTATTTTATATCTGTTGTATTCTTGACTTCTATGTGTTGATCTAAGGATCTTAAATTGTTGATTTTTATATATATCAGTTATTATATTTTGCATTTTTATTAATTGGTTACTATCAATTTCTAACGATTCTATATAATTTTTAATATTTGCCGAATAATTAAACCACTCTCCATATAATCTATCAGATATAAAAACCCTGTGTAATTCTGCTTCATCTGATTGACTGCCCAGTTTATATGCAATCAATTCCAAATCTGATCCATTCATCAATATTAAATCTTTAATTCTAGTAGATAATCTTGTAGAAAACCCTATTTTAACTCTATTTGTATCTTTTGATAATAAAAAATAAATACAAGAATCATCTATTGGATATATAGGAATTTTATAATATTTAAGCCATTGTAATATGCTATTTGGGGAAATACCAGAATTATCCGCCATATCAAAAATGGAAACGCCATTTATAATATAAGAATTGTATAGCCAATTTTTATCTTTATAATATGGTTGCATATATATCACAGTTGTAAACACTCCTATTATAATTACTTTATAAAATACTTATATTCATAACGGTTAATATCTTTATTAAACCATCGAATACATTTTATTGAATCCATTTTATTTAATCTTCTTGATAATTTCCGTAAGTACCACGTTCCCTCCATCATCGATAATTTTTTAAGAAGTTCTTTTCGTGTTATTCCTGGATTATTTCGTACTATTACAGATATTTGAAATTTCTCATAGTCTATCCGTCGGTGTCTCCCTGACATTTTTACGAATTTCCTCTACAACTTCATCCCAAATTTTTTCATAAAGTTCATACGCTGCAAACCCATTACTCACTATAAACTCTTCATTAAGATCATTATTAACCATATCAATATATCGAACTAAAATAACTCCATTTTTATATTCTGCATCGAATATATATCTATCGTATAACTCTCCTCGATCATATCCTGGAAGATAAAAGTGCAATCTCCCTCCTCGATAATTCCCTTTCCGATTCACCAAAATTTTTATAAAAAGTAATTTGTCCCATTTCTGGAACCCACTTCTTAATAAAAGTTCTTCTGTCGCATCCATTTATATCACTTCAAATCATAATATCCGTCTTCCAGCGTCACTATACCATTTTCGGAAACGTTATAATTCCATGCGCAACCAACTACATAAATAATTTCGTCAGTAGTTGCATTCTCGGGTATTCGCTCCAAATCATTCACCAAATCATCTATCGTTGCACCGCTCGATGATCCCACAAATATTATTAATATTATTATCCATTTCATACTATATAAACCTTTCGGTCTAAATATTGTTCACAACATATAATAAAAATGCAATTATCAAACCGAATATTATAGCACATACTAAATTCATTGGAATTTCATTTTTTCCCATAATATCCGCCACAAATACTACATATAACATACTAACGAAAGCAATTATTATATATAGTCCTACATGTATAAAATCGAATGTCATTTTTACCCCCAATCATCCGTACTATCATAATTTGCCACGTATTCATCCTGTTTATTCGCATCATATATTTTTAGCCAATTTAATCCAAGTCCAATAATATCAATAATAGTATCTCGTGAAATTTCTCCTCCAAATCCTCTCTTAATTTTTTCTACGAGTCTTATCAAAATAGCAATATCATTATACTTATTTGGTGATATACCATTTGGCGCAAAAAGTTTAAGAAGTTCTGGCGCAACTCCATAACAGTTTCCATATTCTTCATTCTTCTGGTCAACTAATTGCGCTACTTCTTTTGCAAGTTCTTCAAATTTTGTCATCAATAACTCCTCGTATAATTAATATCTGTATAAATATATAGTGTATCTTTAGTTTCTCTTATATCAGTAATATTATCTTTTTGTATTGATATAGTTAAATTTCTATCGAGAGTGTCATCCACAACATATTTGTCTACCTCGGTCTTTTCCAAACATCCACAAAATGCTAACACTAATATAATTCCAAAAATATAATAAAGTTTCATCATCTAATGTTATCCTCCAAAAATTTATAATCAAGTTGCGTAGAATCTAAACAAAGTTGCCGTTCAGTATAACAAATGTTCCCAGAAATTAAAACAGGTAAACTCATACTGGCATTTCCACGTCTCGCAGTTTCACGTATAAGATCTCCTACAATAAAATCCTCATCAATCATCATCTGTCTAAAATCCACGCCGTTATCTCGCATCCACTTCTTCAACATTTTGCATCTGTTACAATCCGGTCCAGAATATAATAACCATCTCATTATTATTTCATCCCCGAAACATACCTTAAACATTCAGAATGTCCTTGCTCACAGTCACATCTCGGAAACATCCCTTTATCTTCAACAATATTTAATTCGCGTTCTGATATTAGCCATAGACATCCGCAATATTCGCACTTCATTAATATTTTATTTTTTGGAATCTCTTTAGGGCGACTATCTAATTTTATCATGCAACCCCACCATACTTTTCCAGTAACACATTTTTACGTCTTCGTAACATTCCAAATTCCAACATGGCTTTCTCAATTGGATAAATAACTTTCAAAATATCTTTCCAATCTCTCTCATAACAGTGTAAAGAACTTGAAACTGTCGTGATCTTTCCACAATCCAAATTAGTTTCTTTCCCAACAAATTTCAATAGTTCATTTAGTCCGTAAACGTTTGCGGGATATGCCATTATATCTTGACTTCTGAAATACGCAACTAGAGTCAATAGTTCTTTGTTGACTTTGAAATCACATATTTGGAGACATGGAATATCTACTTCGGCATAATCTTCTAGTGGATCTAACGTTATTGCAATTGCTCTTCTTGAAATTTTATTATATGTCAACTCTTCTATAACTTGTTCCATAATTTGATTTATAGTAGCGCGATGTGAATTCGACGGCCAACATAATAATCTTTCCCCGTAAGTATATTCAAATCCTTTATCATTTATCGGATTTAAAAACTGTTTCCCGTACTCTTCTAAATACTTCTTATTATATGGATATCCATTCGGAATTTGTCGGTCATCTGGCATCGAAATGTCCACTACAACATTATCAAGATTTAATGTAAATTGCTCCTCAATTGACTCCCTAGTTTCGTCTCGGATCATCTCGCCATTCTTAACCAATTTCTTTATGAGTTTCGGCCATGTTTTAAATACAGTTCCGCCAAAAATATAAGAAGTCATTTCCATCTCCGATTCAGAGCGTCACTTACAACATTTGCTAAATCTTCCGCCAAATCAAATCTATTTGCTTTAAGGCATTTTTTCTGAAGTTGCAAACACATTTCTATCTGATAAAAAAATGTGTGATCTTCACAACTCTTGAAAAAATTTTCGCGAATTGCATTCACTCGACTATCCAAATCAAGTTTTACATAAATTTTAATCTCTCCCATAATCATCTTCAAGTTCTTTAACTTCGAATCTGGCTAGCTCCACCCAATCTTTCAACTCATTTATTACATCTAAAATATTGTTAGACTCTATTTCGTGATGTCTTGATCCATCGTCCAATGTTAAACAATATGAATAAAATTCTACTCTTATCAATCCATCACTGGCAAAAAATATTCCTATATTTGGCTCAAATGATTTATAATGTATACTCAGTTCTACTGCACGTTTTCCAAGTGTCATTAATTCATTGATACAACAAAAAAATACATAATACGTATCAAACCAAATATCATCATTTTCCATAATTAACACCTACGAATAATTACAATTGTTATTAGTAGTATTTATTCCAGTGTTATCTGCAGAAATCATTTTTTGATACTGTTGAATTTGGAACTCTAGTTCTTTTTCCAAAGTGTGTATCTTGTGTTGATCTTCTGCAAATCCATAGTTTTGTTCAATTTTATATACATAAATAACTTCACAAACATAAATTATAGTTGCTGTCTCACCATCTTCTCCAGGAATTATAAGTCTTCCTTGAGCAAATTCGTAATCGTCACATTCAAATGTTTCTTCTTCTGGTGGAAAGGCATAACGCATATGAATGGTATATTTTTTTGTCATGCTAACAAAACCCTAATTCATCTTCGTCTTCTTTCTCAAGTCTCATCAAAATCATTGCAAGATATTTTCTTAAGTCTGCAATCGTGTTTTTATCCATGTAAATACTATTAGGAAGTCCACCATTATATATTAATATTTCTATATTTCCTTCTTCATCAAAATGCTCTGTAATTTCCATCTCAGCAGAACATTCTGCATCCCCGCAACTACATTTTATCCGATACATACTAGTACTTATACGATCTTATACTATTTAAAACTTTCGCTCTTCAATAACGTGCAACATTCATTTATAGAATCTTTATTTTGTTCATACTGTTCCCATTTTTTTAATGATGTAATTGAAATTGATAATGTTTCTTTAGTATTTATAATATCCCCTGGAATAAACCATACATGCATAACATTTAAATCATGTCGATTATCAAATCCTACACAAATAAAATAATCTGCAATAATATTTTTCCCTATGTGAAAAAACCATCGTTGTGATCCACTTTTTCTATCATGTAATACAGAAGATTTTCCATCTACTTTATATCCTTTTCCACAAATAAAATCATAGCCAATGTTTCCATTTTTCATAACGGTTACATTATTAAATATTTTATGAAGAAGTGATTCCGTTATATACACTCCTAAATATGCAGGACATTCTATATTATCGCCCATCGGTCCTTTATCTGCTCTATATTTATAATTACGCAATCGTGCATCTAATCTACTTTTTTCAATATCTTTTCTATAATAATTATGGTGATATTCTCTTTCACATTTTTTACAATATGTACTTAATCCATCGCGTCTGGCAGAATTTTTATAAAAATTACTTTTTGGCAATATTCTATTACATCTTGGACATTTCTTGTGTGACATGTCATATCACTTTGTTTTCATATTATATAAACTTTTCGCTACCATCTGTCGAAAGTTGTTTGTCCTTTGTTTAATAACAATGGAGACATATTAAAAACGTCAAAGATGCGCTCCAATGGGGGAAACATTTGTCTATTTATATAATACTCAGAATCTAATTTATATCTTCCATTTAATATGTCTTCAGGCAATACAGATTTTTGATGCAATAACTCTTTAGAATTTCCACGCCGAATAATATATCCAACTCGGTCTCCTAATCCAAATTCATTTCTATTTTCTTTCATGAGTCGTTTAACTAATTCCGCATGTGGTTGTAAATTAGTATATTCAATTCTTCCATATTTTTTTGTTATAATAAAATCGTCAAGAGAAACGTTAGCATTATTATCATCATTAATATTATAATTCCGAATAGCAGATATAGCATTTTGTGCATATTGTAATGCTCCGTTCAAATCGTCTTCTTTTAATATTAAATCAAATACACGTTGCATAGTTTTAACTGTTATTGGTGCCCAATCTCTTCTTCTGAGTTCTATTCCTCTAATTTTATATTTATCATCATTATCTAATAGGATATATCTCTTTTTTGCAAAAAATATTCCACTTTTAAAAAAATGTTCAAATAAAAATTTCATCGGATCTATTAAACTATCGTTGATCTTTTTCAGTGTTGGTTCTAATTCTATTGCAATATCTTTCTCAGATCTCCATGTTGGCATTCCTATAAACACACTATCGGTATCTCCACCAAATACCTCATATCCATCATTTTTAATAATGTTCATTGCTAATAATACTGCATCCCGTCCAATAGATGTTATAGATGCAGCAACATCTTTAATATAAAATCGACTTCCTATAAATCCAGTTAATCCATACATGGAATTTAAATATATTTTAATAGCATATTGTATAGAGTCCAAGTAATCTAACTCCACTTTATCGTTAGTAATTTTCATTTTTGCTTTTGCATCCAATCTCTTTTGAAACAATTTATCTAAAACTCTTGGAATAATTCCAACATATATATCTCTTGAAATATATTTAGCGCCATTCGGAGCAATTATAGTACCGTCTTCAGACAATGACGTAACACATACATTATGGGAAATCATACTTGTGGGATAAAGAGATTGTGCGTCTATAACCGCAATATTTTTATGAAGTCCAAGAACGGGATCTCCTACAAACGCTCCTTCGTACTTTCCGCATTTTTTTCTCTCTTCCATCTCTGCTTCTGTAGGTCTATTTGGAAACAGTCGATTCTCTTTATAAAATTCTTTTAATAATAATGGTTCTATTAACTGCGTTTGACCACCATTTATCACGTTGTGGAGAAGAGCCCCAGAAATTTTAGCAATTGCAATATATTTATCAAGCAATTTCGTCTCTATGAGTAAATCCAAAGTTAGTTTCGCATCTACTTCTGCATATTCTAAGAATTCATTAATATCATTATTATTCCAAATCTCCCTCATTTTCGATGCCGGAACATCTAGCTTTTCTTTTCCGATAATTTCTTTCGCTGTTGTCGCAAGGGAGTAGTTCACCAGTTGAAAATTTTTCTGAATGATCTTCATAACGTCCATGTGGACACGGCCCGTTATCAACGTTTCGACGTTTCCGCCAAAAGATCTTTGTTGCCATTCCCTATTATCTCTCCCAATATTCGCAATCAAATTATATGTTTGAAGTCTTTGTATAATGTACGGTATATCGAAATGATCCCCGTTGTAGTCTATTATTATGTCTGGATCTACTTTTTTAACAAGTTGAATAAATCGTTTTAGTACTGCTAATTCACTTCCTAAAAATTCTCGTTCTGTTGTATCGGTTCCATCTTTCGCCACCAACAATTTTTTATATCCATCATTACATACTAACGAAATTATAATTATTTGATCATTTTTTGGATTTGGTACGCCGATTTTCGGCGGGAGCACTTCGATATCATACGCCATTACTTTCGGAATAATTTTTGCTTCAGCTTTTGAAATTTCTGTGTAATGTACGGTTCTATTAAAGCATTCCAAGTTATCGCAACCGTGAAGATCAACATCTGAAAGAAATTTATTCCTAAATAAAATGTCCGCTTCATAAATATTTCCATACTGTGATAACTCCTCCCGTAACTTCGGTATATTTCCCGGCAAGTCTACAAAAACTTTTATACACTTAGTTTTATTTTTCTGATAATATAATGGCAAATATCTTTCGACAGTTTCCCATTGAAGTTCCCTGTTGTCTAGCTCTGCTAAAAGTCGCATTTCGTCAGTTGGAATTATATAAAAATATGGTTGAAACCCTGTAACTTCTACGTGGGCAACTTCTCCATTTTCTTGACGTCCCCACAAGTCGATTATAGGGTTTCCATAATCAATGTGATACGATATATCAATTAATTGAAACTTCATATATGTTTTCCAGCATCTTTAAACATTTTCTCAAAACATTCCGCACAAATTCTCCATGTCATATTCGTATGGAAAACTCCACTTTTATAATGTTTATCGCCTGTAATAATATAATAGTCTTCATTTCTAGTTACGTTTTTGTCGCACACGTCACAAAAATATTTAACTGACATTATATATATCCTCCTATGTACCCGCCATCTTCAGACCAATACACTCTCGAAATTCCCATATGATGTAACACATGTTTACAATGTTTGCAAGGTTGTGCTAATTTCCATCCTCTTCTGTAAATAAAAATGGATGCGTTCTCTAATCGCCACCTCCAATCATCTCTTAAGCGAAGAATCGCCGAAATTTCAGCATGGCGAGAATGATAAACAGATCCAAAATAATTGTATCTGTCATCTGAAGTGTTTGCCAGCCACTGATTAAACCCAGATGATAGAATCCCCTTTTTGTCCCAAATCACTGCTGACATTTGAGCTTTTTTTACCGTGGACTTTTCGGCTTCTTCTATCGCCAATTCGATGACCGAAGATGGTATTTTCAAATGTTAATCCTCCATATACTTCTCCATCATTTTTATGATACTTTTCCACGAAATTAACTTGGAATTTTTCGGTTCTCCGTCTCTATAAAAAATTATGAAAAGACCGAATTCGTTGGGTTCTACCTCGATTCGATCCATTCGATCACGGTTATGTCCGATCTATAAATTATTGTAGATGTATTTGGTCCAGTTTTCAGAACAACTTCATTAGGAGTTACTTTCGTAAGTTCTCCCATCTGATGCATCCCATTGCCGCCACAATTGCAAATAATTGTGCACTGTTTCCCGATAATCTCATCTAAAAGTTCAATATTGAAGTCTTCAATCGCTTGTGCATATCCGGCATCAAACCCGTCTTCGAATCCATCTTCATAGTCATCAAAATCTTCCATAGTTATACCTCCATATCACATTCCGATTTTACTCCATAAGACGTTTCGATACATTCAAAAAATCTTCCTCTCGGAGTTGCGGTCTCTTCCAAAATTATGTTATGTACCTGGTGACGTTCGTTTGGAGTTAATTCAATCGACGAATTCATCTTTTCTTCAATAACAATGCAAACATCGGAAAACGTTGCCAGATCATCAAACATATCTGCATACAGCTCGATTGCTTTCTTTACCACTTCGAAAGTTATTTCCATAAGTTCATCTCCCCATGACTCTTACATAATTTTCAATACTCTGAATATCCCCATTCTGCATATGTAATTTTGTATGGCAACTATTACATAAAATCATAAGATTAGTATTATAATTATGTTTATGATTTTTATCTATATGATGTACACATAATCGGCCATCCGTTGTACCACATATTTCACACTTCCATTCTTTTCCTATTTTTGTTGCAATGTCTCTATATGATGCAACTCCTCCATTCCAATTATAATGACGTTCTCGGAATTCTTGTCTTCTAACATGTTCATATCTACATTCTTTAGAACAAGTCAATTTATTCAAATGTGTTCTATCAGTTACTAAAAATAATTTTCCGCAAGTTACACATTGCTTCATAACTTTAGGTAATTTTTTAGATTCTGATTTGGATCTTATTGCGTCTCCATATTTTTCTAATATTCTAATTATTCGGTGATGATCTATATCAAATTTTTCAGATAATTTTCTAGCAGAATATCCCTCTCTATATAGTTTAACTATCTCATCTTCATTTGCAGATTTTGGATAACTAAGTTCTATATTATATTTATGCAGTATCTTCAACACATAACTTTTAGAAATTCCTAATACTGATGCAACTTTGTTAGATGATTTATATGTTTCATATGCTAATATAATATCATCATCTGGAACAGTAACAATTTTTACCATTAGAACTTACTTCCTTGATATTGTCCATTATAATTTTCAGTAGGATATGCATCAGATACAACTAACTGAGCGAAGTACATATCTGTGTTTACTGTTATCTGACTTGGCATCCCGTCTTGATGTTGAGGAGTTCGTATAATGACTGCACCATCCCCAGCAAACCCACTATCAAAATGGTTTGGACTCATCGTCCATCCCCTTCGGCTCCATGATGATTTCGGTTTGATTTCTGCCGTAAAATATTTTTTTTCGTATGTTGCACATAATTGATCATTTTCTATAGTAGTTGTTGGAAGCAATCTGGGAGAAAGATTTATTTTCTGAACTCCAAATAAATATTTAGTGTCGTAATCTAAATGATAATAATTTGTACTCGTTTTTTTGCTAGATCTCCAAGCAGAGATATCTTTTATCACAAATTTATCAACTTCGTGAAAATCTTCTTCCGAAAGTTTTTTACCAATTTCTTTAGTTACCGGATAATAAACTCCAGTTAATTTAAGATCAATAGAGTTGGGTTGGATTGCATTAGTTTCAACATCCGACACTATCCCAAATTTTACAATGTCGTTTCCACTCAGAATCATATTTACACCAATCCAGATATTAATAACTTTGCTATTATTCCACCGATTACAAATAATATTATCAATGGGCAACAAGTAGCAGATATAAACAACAGACTTCCGCTTAATATCGTACCTATAATCGATCCAATAAATAACCAAATATATATTCACAAATCTATACAATAACTTAGTTCTATTAATGCACCAATAACCAATCCAAGTAACTGAATCATGATTCCAACTCCTCGATAAGTTCATCTAACTTTCTGAGAAACTTTTTAACGTATGCATACCATTCGTTTTCATTATCATCCCAATCTTTATTATCCTCCCAATACTCAATATGAAGTTTTGATTTATCTGGCCAACCATCACACGCGTGATATTTTACGAGTGGACACAGCTGTAATTCATCACATGCCTTAAATTCACGTATTGTACAATCCTCATATGTAGATTTTACAAAATCGCACAATGCGCATGGACTCCAATCAATATCTTCAGAAGTTTTTACCTTACGCCACTTATCTCTAACTTCTTTCCAAACTTCAACTGGTACATCTTTACACTCAAGCATGATTTCACCATCTCTATATACATCGCCAAACTATTTAAAGCTTTCGCCAGTTATTATACACACCACGAAGATTAAAAAACTGATATCCGACACCGAATAATAGCATCATTTGTATATTTCCAATGTTATAATAGTCTATTGCTATTAATCCATTTGATATAAACCATATTATAAAACCGAAAAATCGGAATCGTTGGGGCTTGCTAGATGTTAGCAACGCACCCAATAACGATAAAAATATTATTATGATGTATATCATATTATTGCCGTCTCTTTATTACTTCACATATAATTTCATATTCTGGAATATCTAATATTGATCTAGGACTTTTACTAGCTATATCTAATGATACTTCCCTAATTAACTCATACGGTATACCGGGATTATGTTTAGATATATCTGACATTCTTTCTTCAAACTGTTTACTTTGCTCTACCATTTTTTTCCATCCAAACATAAATATAACACCTCAATTAATATTATTATGTTGCCGATGTTTAACTTCCTCTTTTTTCACTTGTTATATTTTTTAAATGTTATACAATATCTCCATTATATTGATGTCGTCTAACCAGCTCTGCTTTTTTACCAGCATTCCATCCAGAAATAGGCATGAAGTACCCTGTTATTCTTGCATATCCTTCAATATTATCTGATCCGCATTTAGGACATTTTTCGAGTAATCCTCCACCAAACCAATTACAATCTAAACACCCAGTAAAATTCTTGTTGATAACAAAATATGAAATGTTCGTATTTTTGGCAACTTTTAAACAAAAATCCATTAATCCTGCTGGGTCTGGCTCGTATTCTCCCAGGAAAATGTGAAAAATATTTCCACCGTCTAACACTACGAAAAACGGATCTTCATATTTAATCTTTTCAAATATATTTATGTTAGCTGCAACATCTACATGCGTTCCATTCGAATAATATATAGGCAAATCGGAAGTATTTCCGAATGTATTTATTGCTAAATTTAAATCTCCTTTTACTACTGACCGCGCGGCATTTTTTATATTGTCATTAATATTAAAACAATCACATATTGCAAATCGTTGCGCGGTACTTTCTGCAGGTGTTCTCGCAAGGGATACAATAAACGGAGTGTCTAAACTTAAAATATATTGCTTTATGTCTGTAACATATTGTAATCCAAATAACCACCCATCTTCTGTTTCATGCATTGGCAACTTATATAAGTACTCTATGCACTCATTTAATCCAACTAATCCGATTACATATGGCAAATCGTCCAGATCTACAAATGGTGGTCCCCTTTTAGAACTATCATTTGGATCTACCGGAGTTTGATAAGAAAATGGAAGATATGATCTATTCAATAAATCTTCTTTTATACAAAATATCTCGACTGCGGCATCTATAACTTTCTTAGTGTTTTTCATAAGTAAGTCATAATCATTTCCTGATTTATATGCTAATTGCGGTAAATTAATTGAAACTACTTGTTTTGATCCAAGAGAAAAATGTTCTCCGTCTTCAAATATTAATTTCTTATCAAAATTTTTCATAGTATCTTTGTTTGCTCCAAATGAATAAGCACAACATTGGAAACAACTTATACCATTTTCTACGTCTCTATATGGAGGCAACTGATTATCAATATATGGAGTTCCAAATTTAGCTGCTAACATAAAAGATTTTAAATATAATTCCTTATATGATTTTGCATCTTCATAATAATTGTTATATACATCATCTTTTAAGAATTCATTTCTAAGTACCATCTCATATTTTGGAAACGAGTGTGGTTTACCATTATAATCTCCTTCCATATATACTTCGGTTATGGCTTCATACATTAAACGAACTTCTCGTTCCAGTTCTCCATATGTCCACAATTTTTCTTGTTTACCATTCCAAATTTTGCCATATGCTACAACAGGTTTATCTTTCCAGATTTTTGGAACTCCTGGCATTAATTGAATTGATGAAAATATAACCTGTCCGCCTCTGGCAACAATCATTTGCCCCATCTGAAATACAAACATTTGCAAGTGTTGTTTAATCGTTTCATATGATAACCCTGCCATATATGGAGCTAAGAATAATAAGAAATTTTGATATCCCTGGCCGCCGGCAAAGCACGTTTGTTGTGATCCGAGTGCCGTACATGCATGTAATATAGCGGTTTCTGGATGTTTTGCCGGTCCTGCATATGGAGTATGTGTTCCACTTCCATCTGATAAAAGACCATAATAAAATATATATCTTAAATCCGAATCAAAACAAAACGGTCTTCTTAAAAAATATTCCATGTCGTGACAATGCAGAGTACCATCTATATGTAATTTTGATAAGTGTTCCGGCAAAAAATTCATAACCATTTCTTTCATAGTTCTGTCTGCAATCCATTTATGATCTGTTTCCGGGCCGATCATCTGATTAGCATTTTCTCTCTGATCTTTACCATTTCCTTTCATATACTCAATATAATCACTAAGGGGAATACCATTTTTTACAGAAGATTTATATATATTTGAATAGTTATTTTTAATGAGAATATCGTTAACAACTCCCCTAATAATTGATCCGGTAAGCTGATCAATATCCAACTTCCGCAATTGCGTTTTAATTTTCGACAAAAGATTATTAATTTCTTCGTCTGATATCTGGATGTTTGCGGCTTTAGCATCTCTTTTTATCTGTTTAATAATATAATTTTGATCAAACTTTGCAATTCTTCCATCACTAGTTAATACTGTTACATCTCTAAGTCTCAATTTACATCACCTTTACTAAAGTATCTAAATGTTAATTCTGCCAATTCTAAAGTTTGTTCATCAAAGAAATCTATAAAACACTCTATATGATAACCACAATCGGGCAATAATAGTAATTGTCTTACAAAATTATTTTGTATTGATATATACATTTATTATTCTCTCCGGTTTTAACATTCTAATAGTAACTTCCCAAATAACCAAATGCTACTATACCTGTGCCATCGATTCCAAAACATATTCTACATTCTATATGATATCCATAATCAGATATAAACAATACCTGCATAACATAATTATCGTCTATATAAAAAAACATTCTATATCACTTTCATCATTTCGAGTTCTATATCAGCATTCTCGAAAAATTTTAAGTATGTGGCAAAAAAGTAAATTATATTGGTATTGTTCTGGATCTTCATCAAATCACTTCGCAACATATTTCTAAAGTTCTATCGGTTCCGGGACTTTGGACTACACATAACTTAGAGTACTTCTCTGTTATAACTTCCTGCAAAGCTTTCATCCCGACTTCCATGTCATCGATAGTATTATGTTGCTTGAATACCACCATAACTTCACTAATCCCTCCAAAATGTGATAAATGGACGTGACGATATCGCACGCCGCAATTTTGGAGGTGATTTTCGATACGTGCCAGCATTGGCATTTTTGAATTTGGATTTCTCCCTCGATATCCTCGTATTTTTGCCATTAGAATCACTTCCTAAAAATATTTCTTGGAACAATGCCGGACTTCGGTTCCTGGTATCTCTTCCCAGTCATCTTTGTTTACTCGTCTCATTCTTATAGTGTCTAAGTATGCTGGACACTCTAAACATGTTTCAATTTCTGCATATGTAGGGCAATCTTCTTTTCCCATGTTAGTTTTCCTCCAAGCTACCTATAGGCATTACTAGTTTATATAACTTTCGGCCCGTTCTTGGAATCGTACCAGTCCTTAGCATAGCACATAAAATAATAATTATTTTTATTTAATTCGTCTATATCATACCAAACTTCTCGATATATATTATCAGGATTTTTTTTGGGATGAGCATAAATATATAGAAGTATTCCATCTGTAATTAATTTATCGGATTTTGCAATTCCCCAATACGCCGCCAGCTGATAATCATAATATTCGTACTCATTCCCTGTCTTGATATCCAAGATGCACCGTTTCCCGTCAATATCACAGATCATATCAAGACGACCGGCGAATGGATAAATCCCTCCAGAATAAACAAATTGTTCAACTGCATGTACTTCAATTTCATGATCTTTTACAAAATTGTTCCATTGTTTCATGCTGTTTAAAATTTTCTCTGTGACCCAAGGAATATTAGGAAGTTCTTCTTCTGGAGGATCAATTTTATCGAACTGTTTAAGAATGTTAAAATGGATGTAGGTTCCTATATTAGCATATATATTTTTGAATGTATTATTATCATTCGTTGATGGTTTCTCGTTAAAATATGGTGAAAGTGGTTTGAGAATTGTGGTTACTGATGGGATTTCTATTCCATTTACTCGGTAAAAATGTGAACCTTCTCGGCTGATTGCGCGAACCATTTTAATTATCTCCTAATATATTATTAGCGTATTCTATAAATTGTTTGCACCATATTACATTTTCTTCTATCGATTCACTATTTTTTTTAGCATTGCATTTATAGCAAAGAATCGAAATATTATCTTTATTTATTTCGTTTTCATTATTTTTTCTATCTAATGATGGTGATAAATTAGTGGTTTTGCCCTTTCCTGTTGAATACCATTCTAATTCTTTTCCACAAATTTCACACGATGGTTTATCTTTAACTATATTATATAGTTCATCAAAAGTTATATTAACAATGTAACTCCTGTTTTTGTGTTTGTTTATGGTGCTAGAACACCATCTACGAACATAATTATTTTCATAGTATTCTTTTTGTTGTTTATTTATTTTTTCTTTATTATTTTCACGGTATTCTTTTTGTTGTTCTAGTATTTTTTCTTTATTATTTTCATAATATTCTTTTTTTTGTTTTAGTATTTTTTCTTTATTATTTTCATAGTATTCTTTCTTGCACATTTTGCACCGTGAATGTAATCCATCTTTTGAACATTTATCTTTACTAAATTCTGAAATCGGTTTCCATTCTCCGCATTTTGAACATTTTTTCAACGGTTCTTCATCTTCAATCAATGGTTTTGTGTATACGTTAACTATAAAATCACTTCCATATTTAAAAAAATTGAAAAAAAAAATATTACTATTATCTATTTCGAATAATATTTACTCAACGTTTTGGAAAATTCTTCAGGAGTTTTTTTACTCCAATACGTCTGAAATGGTGCTTTCGTGACAAAACATAGCCGTCGATCTACTGCACCCATCTTGTAAAGAATTTCCATCATGATTTTAATTTCGGTATAATCATATTGAAATCCCATAGATTTAAGCAGTGGATGAATTCGACCAATCCCATATTTTTCATCGGAATCATCTGCAGGATTTTCTGAAGGAAGTTTCCTGTAAATGATTTCGTAGAACGCTTCTGTCTTTCCCATAATTTGTTTTTCCTCGGGGGAGAACGCTGGCTTAAAGTAACTGTAGCATTTTGTCGTAGGAGACGTTCGGACCCATTTTCTGTTAAGTTCGCCGGATCGTTCCATTCTTAGTAAATATTTTTTAATAGTGGATTCTGGTTTCTGGACCATCGCAGCTATCCATGCGTGAGACCCGACAACATCTATAGATTTTTCTGGAATTAGTCGGCCATCATCGTAAACTGGGAACGATGGAATAACATCTGTAATGTCGGAAATTTCGGAAAAATTCACTTTAGAAAGTTTTACAAATTCCGGAAGTTGGTACACTACTTGCTCACCGTTACTGTTGACCGTTTGGACAAATCTGCACATGTTTAAATCTCCTAAATTTTTTCAAGAGATTCTGCCGGATACCAATATCCGTTATTTGCTCTAATATCGTCTGGATGATTCGTCACAACCTT